TTAGGAAATTATAATCTTCGCTTGTTGTTGTAATTTTATCAATTGACGCTTTAAAGAAAAAAACACGTTGCCAACCTCCCAACTTGTTTATAAAATCAATCGTTACGGGTGTGTAACGGCATTCTGCTAATGGCTTGAAAGTGAACGATTGAAGCAACACATCGGACGGGCTGTAAAATTCAACTATATTGCCACCGAAATAGTAGTTTGTATTTGGAAAACTTGGACTTTGCCAAACACAAGGCAAATCGCAATATCTTTGATTTACTGCATCTATATTTGTTGTTTGTGTTAGTGCTGGATTAGCTAAAGAAATATACTTTACGTAAGCCGAAATTCCAATAAACGCTGTAAAATAACCGGGGGATAAAAGTCCACTTGGAACACTTGCTGAACTTGTTTGCGGATAGTAAAAAACCATTCCACTTGGGTATTGAAACAAAGGAAACGCACTATTGTAAGTTGTTATTTCATTATTCCACGGTAAAACTGCTAAACCGCCACTATCAGTATAAGCCCTATATCCGTCAAACGAGCGATAAGTTCTTGTATCTAATAAAGTGTAAGTTCCTGAAACATTCTTGTATCGTTTAATTTGAATGTATGCACTCGCTCCACTTGGTGTTAACGTTGCTGTACTCGGTAACGTTCTAATATTTTGGTACGTGTTACTAATAAATTCACGAACAAATGGTGTAACGTTGTAGCGTGTAACGTTATTCGTGCTACTTGGGTTATTCTTTTCAAGTGTGTAAGTTGGCGTTGCTGGGAAAGTAGATGTTAAACTGATAAACAATTCTACCTTTGATCCAGTCTGCCCTGCCTCACTTACTTGAACTAAAAACGGCGTTCTTGCGTACATTTTCTTTTATTGCTATGTCTATAATGTTGGATACTGTCAACACATAGGGGTTAATTAATTCAGTTGGTAATTTCTTAAGTTTCGTTTCTATTGCATCACTAAAGAATTTTGAGGGTTTAATACCTTTGTTATAAATCGATCGTGCAATAATAAATTGAAGCGTTTTTCTCGGTAATAATTTGCCCTTTGCATCACGTGGTGCAATCCCTCTTCTTACTATCCACTTATCCAAACTTGACGGTGGTGGCATTTTATCACGAAACGAAAACCTACTACCTTGGTTTTTCTTTTTTCCGTTTACCCCTTGGTCTTGGAAGAACCCGTAATCTTCCATTTGAAAGCCTATGCGGATAGAATTTGGGTAAACCTTACTTTCGCCTTTAATTGAATTATAAAGTTTCTTAGAAGCGTTCTTTTTACGTTTCGTTAAATTCGTTCTTGCTTGTTTAACAACACCGTCTACAAATTTCTGAAGTGCTTCCGCTCTTGGGTCTTGGCTCATTTCGTTAAACGTTTAAATTCTCGTTGCTGTAATTCATCGCTTTGCTTTGTAAACGTGAGAAAAGTGAGGCATTTTCTAAGTCCCAACTTGGTGATTGCATCGAATCTTGTAACGTCTCCTTGAGCGAGGACGTGTAAGCTTCCATACCAACCCCATTGTTTTCCAAATTGAGTTCTTTCGCTAAGTGAGTTTTGATTTCCTGATTCATCTCCGTCTCCAAAAATGTCAGGGTAGCTTTCAATAAGTCTTTTTCTAAAGTCCAAAAAAAAACATTCGCACCCTTAACGATTTGCAACGGTGCGAATTTCATTAAATCGCTGTATTCATCGCTACCGTTGTAATCGTGAATTGAATAACGGTCTTTAAATGTTTCTTTAATTGGTCGATACATAACCGCCATTGCTTTATGAAAAGTTGAAACGTCTTGTAAGTACTTTTCTAAATCCACGTACTCCCCAAAACTAATCTCTTCTAAATTTGGAATAAAACCGAACTCCAAATCTTTAATTTTAAATCGTTGTTGAAACGTTCCTTCTGCTTCTAAAGTTTTTGTAAGTGAAATTATCAATTCAGTTAAATCGGTCATTCGCATTTTAGCGATTGATTTCAATTCTAATCCAGTGAAACATTGCACCATTTGCTCCATTAAAAAATCTTCGTCATCGCTATTTTGAGAAACGTTAACGAATTTTTGGTATGCATTAAGTGGTATTTCCGCAATTGATGTAGGTATGTTTATTTCAAGTCTCATACCTATTAAACTACAAAGTTTAATAAATGTTGTAAACGCCTTTGTTCGTGCTTATGGATTCCATTTCGTGGTAGCGAAGTGCATCAATTGCGTGATCGTTTTTTTTAATCGGTTTGTTGGTTGTTTTTCCAGTCTTATCGACTTCCCAACAATACCCTCTAAATTCTTTAATTAGATTAATGCTATCCGAAGTAACTAAATATTCTTGTTGTTGCATAACATCAATACCGTAATTTACTGAATCGCCGCCTTTTGTTACAGGATAAATTTGTAAACCCCTGCGCCTTATTTCTTCAATAGATTTTGGTTCTGCACAATCAGCATAAATAACTACACTTTTCGGCAGTTCGTTGGCAATATCTCCATTTACCATTTGGGTTTTATAAAACAATTCTTTAACTATCCGTTTATCGTTCCATTTGTAAACTGCAATCGCTGCACTGACGTGATTTGCGAACCCAAAATCTAATCCGATTCCTAATAAACGGGCTTCACTTGGAATAGTATCTATTGTTTGCCAGTTGCTGAATACAACCCCTTGTAAGTTTCCGATTTGCCCTTCGCCGTAAACACGCCACCAATTCGCCCAATAATTAGACGTTTTCGCTTTCTCTTTCTTAATCATTAAATCTTCAAGGGTTTCTTTTGAAATCCCCTCGTTATCTAAATAAGTAAGCAATAGAAATTCTGCATTGTGTTGCGGTAATATTTCACTATGCACCCAAAATTCGTTATCAGGATTGAAGTCAATATAAGTTTCTGCGCTCCTAATCATCAACGCATCTGCAATTATAAAAGGAATATGATTTGCTTCGTTAAGAAATAGAATATCACGCTTACCACTTGCTTTAGCTTTACCATCTGAATCGAATGATTTAAACTGCATTCTTGATCCATTTGTAAAAGTGTAGATTAGTGCTGAAGCGTTCCAGTTGTTCTCAATCCACCGATTTGTTTCAACCATTATCGTTTTGAAAATATCCAACGCTCCCTCTTTAACTGCTGGCAAAGTTTCTGCAACAACGGTTATTTTTATACGTTGTTCTTTGATTGCTCGGTCTATCAATATTGGAATGATAGCGTATGTTTTCCCTGCATTTGTTCCGCCTTGTATAACACGAATTCTAGCTTTCATTGCTTTTATTCTGTTTATAGCGGTTGTTCTTTTAAACATTACTTAAAGTAAATCATATTAATTTTTGATTTGTAACGTCTTCATAATCTGTATAAATATCAGGGTTATTATCGTTTTGTCTTACATACTCTTCGAATACTTTTTTTAATTCGTTAATCCTATCTAATAAGCAACTACCACAATTAGTAAATTCAGTGTGTTTATTAAACGTGCTTGTGTAAATTTGGTTAATTCTATATTGAACTGTTGGAACAACCGAACCCCTTGTAACTTCAAAGAATTCCTTTAGAAAGTTGTAATCTGATTCGCTTAAACAATTAGGTTTTGAATAGGGAAATAGCTTGTTTAACGCTTCCTTTCGTTGTTGACAGCCACAATCCTCTCCTGCTACAAATTTAACAAGTGCTTTGATTCCCGTTGCTGTTGTGATTTCGTCGATTGTATCTCCTAATCCTTGTGCTTTTTTTCGTGCCATTATATTAATTCTAAATCGTTATTAATTAAATCTAAATAGTCGTCTCCACAATTAACTCTAATCTTTTCTTTACATTCCCCTATCACTTCAAAGATTGAACGCAAACTAATATCCGTTCCGTTGGCTATATCTCTCATTGAATGATTACCCGTTAAATACAATCGAAATAGTGTTTGGTCGTAACTGTGCCAATTGTTTATTTCATCGTTAATCTTCGCTCTAAACCTATTTTGTGCTTCGTAAAATTCGCTATTATCAACGTCTGCAATTTCCAAAGGTAAATTATTTATCTTAGATATTTGCTTTTTTGCCTTTAGAAAGTTTAGGAATATAGATTTAAGGGTTAAGTGAATAAAGTATTGGTTTATTTTTCCGTTAACAATTATGTCTTCGGGTCGTTTGTTGCGGTCTAATCGCAAGTACATTTCTTGTACCAAATCTTCAGCATAAAAATACTCGCCGAACTTGTTAATCGTTCGAACGTAATCTTTGTGGTGTTTAGCTATTTCGCCTAACCATTCCATTATTCATCTGGGAATAAAGGTTGTTCGATGATCGTGTTTTCAATCGCTTGTAAAGGTGCTCCGTAACCTGAATCCATTAATGCTTTATAAGCGTTAACGTCTCCTTTACGTGCTTTATTTATCAATGCAAGTGTCATTATATCTTCTTGCGATAATTCTTGAGTTTCTTGCGTTAAAGGGTTCTTTACTTTCTCCGAAGCCTCCAACCATTGACGCGCAATAGTCGAACGGTTACGGCTACCTTTTGGGCGTCCGTTAGGGTTTAATGTTGTTCCCTTTTGCATTTTATGCGGTTCTATATTTTCTGGATTTGGCATTCGCTGTTTTTTCGCTGTTTTAGGTATTGAGCGCAAAGGTGGAATCGAACCCCTCTTTTAAACTGGAATATTTAACGTGCAACCATTACACTTCTTGCGCTTGTATTTCTTTTTTCGGATATTCTATACTTAAAGACTTACACAAAGGTATTAAACTTTTGTCAAGTGGATATAAGTATTTTCGTTTTCCGCTTCGTTTTCTTGTTTCAAGTTTTGATAAAAATTCTTTTGAATAAGTGTTTAACGTTCTATCGTGTCTCCATTTTCCATTATAAAAATAATCTTTTCCGCTACTTTCATTTTCTCCAACGTAAATCCAATTAGTTGCTTGGTAAATTGTTCCAATATGTTTTTGTCCTTTATCAGCATAACTTATTAATAATTTTACCGTTGGGTTATGTTTTTTAAATAATTTAATAGCAATTGATAATACCTTGCTTGTTGATTCTTGTTTTCCATTTAAAGCCATTCTATTTAATTCTATAAATTGACCTTGTATTAAATTAAATTGTTTTCCTGACATTACTCCAGAAGGATAACAAAAAGATACAATTCCGCACCATTCGTTATTATCATTAAATACTGAATAAGATATTGAAGATGCAGGAACTGTTTTTGAATAGTGAAAATTTAAACAAGCGTATTTAATAGCTTTAAAAGATGCCTTTTCTAATCTCATATTTCGCCTGCTGAAACACTAAAATAAGCTCCGTTATATTTTCTATCAATCAATTCTTGTATATCGTTTTCAGCTTCTTGTAATTGTTCAACTGTTTTAAATGTTATTTTCATTGATGCAGGTTTATTTTTTTCTTCGCCTATTAAATCTTCGTAACTTGGTTCGTCCATTATAATCGGAACTTCCAACCCCCAATCCTCCAATTGCTCCGAATCCCATTCAGCTAATAAACTCCAATCCCATTCACCACCGCTTACATTATCTTTAATCAAAAATTCTCGTTGTTGTTCTTCCGTAAGGTTATCTGCAACTATAATCGGTACTTCTTTTAATCCTGCTTCTTTGCACGCTTTAAACCGCATATTTCCGCCCAAAATAACCATATCAGCGTTAACTACAATTGGTCGAATATCGAGCATTTCTGGAAAGTCTTTAATTGATTGAACTAACTTTTTAAAGTTATCGTCTTTAATTAACCTGGGGTTGTTTGGGTTTAATTTAACCTCGCTTAGTTTTGTTTTGATTGCTTTCATTCTATCGGTATTAAATTCTGTATTTCAGTTTGGAACGTTTCAAAGTCTATCCATTTACAAAGGTAGTAAATTCCTCCATCGTTTTCAATCTCTCGTTTTCGTTTCAATTGTGATTCACGGATAGTATCTTTACCAATCTTCAATTCCAAAGATAGGAATTTCCCGTTACAAATCCCTTCGATGTCGGAAAGCCCTTTATTTTCAGAACGAATGTAACCTATACCAACTCTATATTTCCCTTCGCTTGAAATACGTCTAATTGACTTACTGCCGTAAACGTAACGAAGGTAATCAACTATTAACTTAGTTATGCCGTTCGTATCTGTTACTGATTTGCTAACTAACGGCTGTTTCACTACCTCGAAAGGTACGCCTCTTTCGTCTGTTTGAAGTTCTGTTATACGTTTCTGAATAGCTTTGCGTTTCGTTAAGCTGTATTTCTTTTTAGTAATTGTATGCGGTGGTGCTGTTGAGTTTAGGCAGTCAACCATGTGGCAATATTCAATGAATTGTTTAAGGGTGTATGGTTTCATACTGTTTCAATTTTAAATTCTCGTGAATAATTACCCGTTGCAATAAGTTGTTTTTTCTTCCAAAGTGCTAATTGACGGCTCGGGAAATACCAAACTTGAAAGTTAGCGTAAATTAGTTTATAAGTCATTTTATATTTATTTTATACGCTTCAAACTTTTGTTTTAAATGCTCGTTTTCAAGTTCCAAATACTTCAAATGTGAATGTACTTTGTTAAAGTGTTCCTGAATCATTAACATACGATTTAATGTTTTCTCAAATCGCTGTATTATTGCTTCATTTGGTAAATCTTCCTTTTGCTTCTTAATTAGATTCCTTTCAACATCAATTATCAATTCATTTAAAAAGTATTCAGAACGCTTGTATTGTGCTTCTAAAATGTAGCTAATATCTACTTTCTCAAATGCCTTTTCCATTGCTTGATTTTCTTCCAAAATCTTTTTTATACTTATGTGTTGTGTCATTTTGCTTTTTCGTTTAGTTCATTCCATACTTCAAAATCATCTTTAACCTTTACAACTTCCTTTTCACGTTTTACAAACATAATATGTTTAATTCCGTTCGGTTCGCTGTTATCAACTTCTAATTCAAAGAATTTAACGTATTTATTAAACGCTTGAGTGTATGCTGTTTTGGTTTTTAATCCATACTTTCCAACGTTTGAATTGTAGTCATTAAATAGCTTTTCGTAATTGTACCAATCATTAAATTTCAATCCTTGCAATTGGTTGTAAAGTTCAATATTAATTTCTGTTTGTAGCTTTTTAATAGGAAGTGAAATTTTATCATAATCCATCAATCCATTTTGTAAGTATTTCTTAATGCACTGAATCATGTAACTATCAAACCTCGCCCATTCTTCAGCATTCCAATTATCAAATAACTTATGCCCAAAATAATGCAAAGGGGTGTACTTTGAATTAAAAAAAGTACTTAATTCAACTTCAAATTTTCGAGCATCGTGTGATCCACCAGAACCTTTCAAAGTGTAATTTGTGGTTATTAGAATTTTTGGGCTTTCTGAAATAGGAAGTTTAATTGTATCAACTCCTTTGTAAGTTATATCAATTCCCTCCGTAATTTCACTAAACAAATCTTCAAAAACAAAGTTTTTTCTAACATCATCATAAACCAAAATTTGAGTATCTGTTTTAACACTTGAATACTTAAACTTATCATTTGAATCAAACTTTTTTCCATTAAGCGAATGTACT